AGATTATCTATTATTGCTAGAAAAAATCAATTATTTGATGAGATATTAGATGCCGATCAAAGATTAAAAGATTTAACAAAGGCAGATACACCTTTTGGTAAAACAACAAGATCCAATTCTGTAATCGAGTTTCCAGTCAATACTGGAACTATCAATCCATTATCTACTACTTCTCTAGTATCTTTGTTGACAACTACTATTTGAGGTACAGAAATATATCCAGATCCACCTGCAATTATAGTTGCAATACCAATAGTATTTGAGTCTTTCAGTTCAATCTGAGGTGATATGAAAGCTTCTGGTTGCAGTGTTCTGTCGGAAGAATATTCAAATCCTTCATTAATAATTCTAGTATCAATAACAGATCCAATATTATCAGAACTTAAAGATACAAATAAATTTTTTCCATTTGCTGTAGTTACCTTTGATAGTGAAGGTAATTTTTTATATCCAGAACCCCCGGATAATAAATGAACATCATTTACAGGACCAGATGCACTCAATGAAGTAGTGGTATATTCTAACTTGTCACACTCTGTAGATGAATATGCTAGTTTTTCCGGTATTTCCTGTAAAGAAATCTTAAACGTTGTTGAACCTACACCAAAAGTATCGTAAGTTTGATTATACAAACTATCCGTAAATAAAATTTCTGAATAATTATTTACAGATGTATCTGAAGAACTAATATACCCTGCTTTTTCTAAAGAATAATAAAGTTT